GGAGTTAATTCGTTCTCATCCATTAGATGGCGTTGTTCTTTTAGGTAATTGCGATAAAACCCCACCTGGACTATTAATGGGAGCGGCAAGTGTTGATATCCACGTTGGCGAGACCGGGCCAGACGCCGGCCAGACTGCAAGAACTTGCAAGGACGAGCGATGAACGAGCGCAAGTTGAAGGCGTTCCTGGCGCAGCGCCGCAAGGACGACGACTGGAACGCCGAGCTCGAGGCGATGGCGTCGCTCGCACTGACGCTCGCCATGACCCTCGACACCGACGCCGGCTCTGGCACGGCCGCGGTGGCGCGGGAGTACCGGGCGACCGTCGCCCTGCTGTCGAAGAAGGAGACCGGCGTCAACGATGCCTTTGACCAGCTCGCCGCGCGCCTGTCTGCCCAGGTGGAGCACCGCTAGGACCGATCGCCCTACGTGGGGTGGCGAGGTCGCGGCCATCGCCGAGATGATCGGCTTTGAGCTGATGCCCTGGCAGCGGCACGTCGCCGACGTCGCCCTTGAGTACGACTCGTCGACCGAGCGCTTGGTCTACCGAGAGTGCGTGCTGACGATCCCCCGCCAAGCCGGTAAGACCACTCTTCAGCTCGCTCTCATGGCGTGGCGTGCGACGAAGTGGCCCGACCAGCGGATCGTCTACACGGCGCAGACTCGCAACGACGCCTATCTGCAGTTCACCGACAGCCACGTCGCCGCCCTCGAGCGCTCCGAGCTCGGGTCGATGTTCACAGTGCGCCGATCGAACGGTTCCGAGGCGATCCGTTGGCACAACGGCTCGCTGCACACCATCGCTGCGACCCACGAGACGAGCTCGCACGGACGCCAGACGGACCTCGGCATCCTCGACGAGGCGTTTCACCTCGTCGACGCTCGCATGGAGCAGGCGCTCAAACCGTCGATGGTGACCCGCGAGCAGCCTCAGCTGTGGGTCGTGTCGACCGCCGGCACCGCCGACAGCACCTACCTGCGCCAAAAGGTCGATCGCGGTCGGGAGGCTGTGGCGAAGGGCGTGACCGACGGCGTGTGCTTTTTCGAGTGGTCGGCTGACGACGAGCTCGATCCGGCCGACCCGCTCACGTGGCAGTCATGTCACCCGGCGCTGGGCCACACAATCGACCTTGACGTGATCCGGTCCGACTTCACGTCGATGGAGCTCGCCGAGTTTGAGCGTGCCTACCTGAACCGCTGGACGCACGGCATCACCTCGGCGCCAATCCCGGTCTCGACGTGGGAGCGACGCACCGACAAAGAAACATCGCCGGGCGAGGACGTCTGCTTCGCGGTCGACTTCGCACCCGACCGCGAGCACGCTTCGGTCGCCGTCGCCGGTCTCGGCCCTGACGGCAAGCACGTTGTCGAGCTCGTCGACCGGCGCACCGGCACCGACTGGGTCGTCGGGCGACTCGTGCAGCTCTGGGACCGTTGGAAGCCACGCGCCGTCGTGGTCGACCAGGTCGGCCCGGCGTCCACGGTCATCCCCGAGCTTGAAGCCGCCGGCGTCAACGTCGTGACAACCTCGAGCCGGGACATGGCGCAGGCGTGCGGCCGGCTGTTTGACGCAGTGCTGAACGACAAGGTTCGCCACCTCGGCCAGCCCGAGTTGACCGCCGCAGTCGCCGGTGCAGCGAAGCGCAAGCTCGGCGACGCCTGGGCGTTCTCGCGCAGCTCGTCGGCGGTGGACATCTCGCCGCTCGTGGCGGCGACCCTCGCCCTATGGGGCGTGACGACGATTGAACTAGAGGTCGAGCCCGAGGCGCCCGACCCCGTCCTCGCAGTGTGGTGAGCCGTATGCGTCAGACCCTCACCACCCTGCTCGAGGTCGTGGGCCTTGTCCTTGTGGTGGCCGCCGCTGCGGCCGTCGACTACCGCCTGGGCCTGCTGGCCGGCGGCCTTGCCTGCGTCGGCGTGGGCGTACTTCTGGAGCGCCGCTGATGGGTCTGTTCTACCCCGAAAAGCGATCCATGCAGCCGTCGGCGGGCCAGCTCGTGGCTGCGGCGCAGATGATGCGCCTCGACCCGGCGTTCGCACCGCTGAACACCGACAACGCAATGGCGCATAGCGCCGTGTTTGCCTGCGTCAACCTTTACAGCCGACTCATCTCTACGCTGCCGTTCCACGCTTACCGGGACGCCGACGGCATTTCCCGCCGCCTGCCGAACGACCCGCCGATCCTCGTGACGCCCAACGTCGGCCAGCCGATCACCCACTGGGTGTCGAGCGTGGTGCAGTCGCTGGTGCTTCGGGGCAACGCTTTCGGGCTCGTCGTCAGTCGGGGCGCCAACAACCTGCCGACGGCGGTGCAGGTGCTGCACCCCGACTTGGTCAACGCCCGCTACGACTGGCGCACCGACGCTGTCGAGTATCGCATCGGCGGCGTGCCGATGGACTCGTCGAAGATTTGGCACGCGGCGATCAACGTCGGCCCCGGCTCGCCGCTCGGCATGTCGGTGCTCGACAAGGCGAAGATCAGTGTCGGCCTCGGCACTTCGTCGCAGACCTACGGCATCCAGTTTTTCCAGTCCGGCGGTCAGCCCAACGGCGTGCTGGAGACCGACGCCGAGATCACCGCCGATCAGGCCAACTCGATCAAGGATCGGTGGAACGCTGCGGTGGCCAACCGTCGCGGCGTCGCGGTGCTTGGTCAAGGCTTCTCGTACAAGCCGATTGGCGTGCTGCCGTCGGACACCGAGTTCCTCAACGCCTACCGCCTTAGCGTGCAGGACGTTTGCCGCTTTTTCGCTGTGCCGCCCGAGATGGTCGGCGCAGACGCTGGCAACTCGATGACCTACAAGAACCTCGAAGGCCGGGCGCTTGACCTGCTGCGCTTCGCCTTCGATCCGGTCATCGTCGAGGTCGAGCGTGGTTTGTCGACGTTCCTGCCTCGCCCGCAGTACGTCGAAGCCAATCGCGACTCGCTGCTGCGCATGACGACCTCGGAGCGGTACGCGGCGCACGCATCTGCCCTCGGTGCCGGTTGGAAGACCGTTGACGAGGTTCGCCAGACCGAGAACCTTCCCCCGATGGCCGACGTGGTGCCTGCCCAGGCGCCCGCCGAGCCCCCGACCACGCCGGCCGTTGAGCCGGGCTCCTGACGAGGTACACCATGTCCGACGCCTCGATGTCGACCTACACGCCAGTGCCGCAGCCGGCGCCGCAGACCGAGCTGATTGACGGCTTGCGCAGCCTGTTCGACGCCAACTTTGAGCACTACGCCACAGCGCACGGCGCCCACTGGAACGTCATTGGGTACAACTTCCCCGAGCAGCACGCCTTCCTACAGGGCGTCTACGAGGCCGCTCAGGGACGCATCGACGACATCGCCGAGTGGATCAGGCGCTTCGACGCTCCGGCACCGACAGTCATCGGACCCGGTGGCACCGACATGGTGCTCGGCGATTTCTGCGAGATCGCCACGGTGCTGCTCGGTCAGGTTGAGGCGTTCATTGAGCTGCTCAAGGCGCTGCTCGTCGCCGCTGACGCTGCCAACGAACAGGGCCTCGTCAACTTCCTCGCCGAGCTGCAGGACGAGTCGCAGAAGCGTCGCTGGATGCTGCGTTCAATCCTCACCGCCGTCGGCGACGAGGCCGAGGAGGACGGCATCGCCGAGGGCACCGTCGTGCTTGACCAGGTCGACGGCCCGGACCTTCCCGAGGTCCAGCCGGTCGTCGCCGAGGTTGAGCCTGCGGGCGCCGACGACCCTGCGCCGATGCGCTCGCTCGAGGTTGACTGCGAGTACCGCCGCACCGAGGCCGGCGTCGACGTGCCGACGACCGAGCGTCGCCTTTCCGAACGCCTTGAGCTGCGCTCCGAGGGCGACAATCTGACCGTCGAAGGCTACGCAACGGTCTACAACTACGCCTACGACATCGCCGGCGGTCCCGATCAGGGCGGCTTTACCGAGACCATCGCTCGAGGCGCAGCAGCCAAGTCGGCGAAAGAGGCCGACGTCGTGTTATTGGTCGATCACGAAGGCACGCCGCTTGCTCGTACCAAGTCGGGCACGCTCGAGCTGGAGTCCGACGACATCGGCCTGCGAGTGCGTGCCGAGCTTGACCCGGCCAACCCGAAGGTCGCCGAGCTGCGCTCCGCCATGAGTCGCGGCGACATGAACGCCATGAGCTTCGCCTTCCGCGTCGTGCGCGACGCCTGGGACTCCGGGTACACCAACCGGATCATCTCGGAGGTGAAGCTCCACGACGTGAGCGTGGTCGGCTTCCCGGCCAACCCCGCCACCGTCGCCCAACTGCGCAGCGAGGAGGAGGCCGCCCCCACCGGGCGCAGCCTCGACCTTGCACGCCGTCAGCTGCTCGTCACCGAGCTTTGACACTTGTCACGCCGACCCACGCCGCGCGCCGCCGGAGCCTTCGGGCCACCACGTCGCACACCTGGGCCACCTGACGCGTCCCATCAACCCATCCGAGGGAGACCCAGATGCTCGAGCAGATCCGCTCGCTCATCGCCGACGCGCTCACCGAGCGCGAGGGCGCCCAGGAACGGCTCACCGCACTCCTCGACTCCGTCGAGACCGAGGGCCGCTCCGACCTGACCCCCGAGGAGGTCGCCGACTTCGACGCCGCTCGCAACGAGCTGCGCGAGATCGACGAGCGCCTCACCGAACTTCGAGCCCAGGAGGCCGACATGTCCGAGCAGGACGCCATCCAGACCGAGGCAGCGGAGACCCGCGCCGAGATCGCCCACGCCGCCGACCTTCGTGTCGGTCGTGAGGCCACGACCTACCGCGCCGACGGGGAGTTTGACTTCTTCGCCGACGCAATCAACGCCAAGCACGACACGCAGGCTGCGGCCCGCATCGAGCGCAACCGCATCGAGATGGCGCATGAGTACCGCGCCAACGGCACCTCCGGCGACTTCGGTGGCCTCGTGGTCCCGCAGTACCTGGTCGATCAGTTCGCCCCGGTTCTCGTCTCGGGCCGCCCGTTCCTGACCGCCGTCACGCAGGTCCCGCTGCCTGACTCCGGCATGAACCTGACGATTCCGCGTGGCTCGACCGGCACCTCGGTGGCGGCGGTCGCGACCGAGAACACCTCGGTCTCGAACACCAGCTACGTCGAGTCCGATTTGGTGGTGCCTGTCCGCACGTTCGCGGGTCAGCAGGTCGTGAGCCGTCAGTCCATCGAGCGCGGCACCGGCATTGCTTCCATCCTGCTCGCCGACCTGTTCCAGCAGTACGCGACGAAGGTGAACGTCTCCGCCATCTCGGGTGACGGCACCGCCGGAAGCCACTACGGCATCCTCAACACCACGTCGGTTGCGACGGTGGGCTGGACCGGCACGACCGGCGCGTCCTTCATCAGTTCGCTGCACAAGGCGATCGGCACCATCAACGCCGCTCGGTACGCAGCAGCCGACCTCATCGTGATGCACCCCCGCCGCTGGGCGTGGCTGTGCGCGCAGTCCGACACGTCGAACCGCCCGCTCGTGCAGATCGACGGCCCCGGCTTCAACGCCGTCGGCAACGGTGCGGCGTCTGCGTACAACGGCGTCGGCTCCATCGCCGGCGTCAAGGTCGTCACCGACGCCGGCGTGCCCATCAACCTCGGCAGCAGCACCAACGAGGACCGGGTCATCGTCACCCGCTCCGCGGACGTGCTGTTCATGGAGGCCGCTGGCGCCCCGGTGGGCCTGCAGCTCGAGGAGGTCCTTGCGGACCAGCTCTCGGTGCGCATGGTCACCTATGGCTTCTCGGCCTTCACCGCTGGCCGCTACCCGGTGGCAACGGCGATTTTGACCGGAACTGGATTTACCTCAGTTCTGTAATCGCAGCCTCGCTAGTCCGAGAGGGGCCGGTGCTTGACAGCGGCACCGGTCCCTCTCGCTGTCACCCGCTGTCACCGCTGTCACTTGGAGGGCAATCCAATGACCACCGGCCACCCCGGCAAGGTCCTCGTGGCGTTCCCATCGACGGGCCACGACATCAGCACCCGCTGGTTGAAGTCGTTCGTCGAGATGGAGCGCTACGACCGGCACTGGGGCTACCTGACGTGGGAGCGCATGGGCGCACCCGAGTCACCGAACCCCGACGACATCAGGCTGTTCGGCGAGTACGTCTGCATCGAGTCCAGCAACAACCTCAGTAAGGCCCGCAACACCTTGGTGCGCGGCTTCATGACCGAGGACCGGTTCGCCGAGTGCGACTGGCTGTTGTTCTTGGACACCGACATGGTCTTCGACCCTGACCTGCTGCAACGCATGGTCGGACGGGCCACCGAGCTCGGGCTCAACATCCTCGGAGCGACCTGCGTGGTCGTCACCGAGCACGGCGCCATCCCGACGCTGTTCGTGCCCGACAAGGACACCGTCACCAGCGTCCTGCTGGACTACCCAGACGACACCGTCGCCGAGCTCGCAGCAACCGGCACCGGCTGCCTGCTGGTCCACCGCAAAGTATTCGCCGACATGCAGGACGCCGCCGGCGGCTCAACTCACTGCTGGTTCGGCTACGACCTGCTCGCCAGTGACACCGGGCGCGAGTTTGAGTGCGGCGAGGACATCAGTTTTTGCCTTCGGGCCGCAAAGGCCGGGCACAAGACGTACGTCGACACCACGCTGCACGTCGGGCACCACAAGGGCGCCAAGACCTGGTGGCCCGAGGACGCTCGCAAGAACCCGGTGCCCGCCGACACTGTCCTTGAGGCCACGTGAGGCTCGGGCCCGACGCAGCTCGTTACTGGATTGCCGGGTCCGGCAAGCCTGTCGCCCGGCCGTTTCACTTGCGGTGGCTACTTCCGGCGCTCTGTCGCAACGTAGAGCACCGCTGGTGGGCCGTATGGCTCGCCTCGTGGCCGCTCGCCGCCGTCGCCTGCGTCGCATGGGCCCACGGCCGAGGCGCCTCTGTGGGCGTTTCAGTAGCCGCAGCGGCGCTCCTGCTGGCATTGCCGGGCGTGCTCGGCCCAGAGGTCGCCCGCCCGGTCGGCGTTGACCTACCCGCCCTGGCGCTCGGACTCGCCGCCGCCGCCTGTTTCGCCAACCACCAGCCCGCCGCCGGCGTGGCGGTGGTGCTGGTCGCAGCCTCGGTCCGTGAGACCGCACCGGTGGCCGTCGCCCTGTGGTGCTGGTCGCCGCTGCCGCTTGTCGGTCTCGTCGTCCCGGCGATCGTCGCCCTAGTGCGCCGGCCGCAGCTCGACGACGTGACCGCCCAGCCGCTACTGCGTCACGTTCACGAGCATCCGGTGCGCTCGGCCCTCGAGCATCACCGAGGCGCATGGCGCGACGCCTGGCAGACCGTCGCACCCTGGGGCGCCACGCTGGCCGCCCTGCTCAACGTGACGCCGCAGCTCGTCGCCACGCTCGTCGTGGCCCACGCCCAACTGCTCGTCGCCACCGACAACGTGCGGCTCACGCAGACGCTCGCCGGGCCCGTCGTGGCGCTGGCCGCCGCCCAAGTCATTTCGCCGCACTGGCTGCCGCTCGTCGTGATCGTCCACGCCGCGTGGTGGCGCAAGCCCGTCCTGGTCTGAGGTTTCCGATGGCAATCACGAACGGCTACCTGACCCGCGACGAGGCACGGCGCTACGCCGGAATGTCCGACCTCGCCGACACCGAGCTGCTCGACGACGTCGTCACGACCGTCTCGCGCATGATCGACAACGCCTGCCAGCGTCACTTCTGGCAGACCGCAGCGAGCACCGACCGGGTGTTCCGCACGCAGGACCTATACCGACTCGTCTTCGGACCGTTCAACGACCTAGTGACCCTGACGGCGATCACGTTCGACCGGGCTGGCACCGGCACGTTCAACGAGTCGCTGAGCCTCACCAACGTCGTGCTCTCGACCGGCAAGATGGCCGACAACGCCTCGGCCTACGCCGAGCCGCACCCATACACCGAAGCCAACCTCGTCAACATGATCTACTGGCCGATTCCCGGCGGCACCGCCGGCACTCGACGCCAGCAGCTCACCAAGATCACCGGCACATGGGGCTGGCCCGCCGTCCCGGCGATGGTCAAGCAGGCGTGCCGCCTGCAGGTGGCTCGAATCATGAAGCGCCAGGAGTCGCCGCTCGGCGTCGCCGGTTTCGGCGAGTTCGGCGTGGTGCGCGTGTCGCGCCTTGATCCCGACATCGACGCCCTGCTGCAGCCCTACAAGCTGCTGTCGCCGGGGATCGGCTGATGCCGGCCACCAACACCGACGTCCTTGACGGCATCCAGACCGCCGTCTCGGCCGGCTGTCCTGGCGTCAACTTCTACCGCCTGCCGCCGATGGAGATCGTCGCCCCGGCGGTGCTGGTCACCGGGTTCACGTTTGAGCCTCACGTCGAGTTCGGCGACGGCGCCCGCCGGTTCAACGTCGACCTGACGGTCTGCGTGTCGGCGCGCCAAGTGTCGCTGTTCGACGACCTGCTGCGTCTCGTCGAGCCGTCCGACACGCGCAGCGTGCAGCGGGCGCTCGAGGCCGACGGCACGCTCGGCAGCCGGGTGTCCGACCTGCGACTACTGCAGACCGGCGACTTGCGCGAGTTCACCGTCGGCGAGACCGGCTTTTGGGCAATGACTCTGACGGTCGAGGTCTGGGGCTAATGGGCGTCAGCCACAGCGGCGCCGAGCTCGCCAAGAAGGTCGAGAAATGGGCCTACGCCACCGGCAAAGCCAACCACGACGCCGTGTTTGCCGCCGCTCTGCAATACAAAGAAGGCGTCCTCGAGCAGGCAGCCGTCGACACGAAGGGCACGCTAAAGATGCGCCGCTGGGGCAAGCAGGTGCGCAAGGGCACCGCCGATCAGCCCGACGAGCGTAAAGGCATCAAGCTCGGCGCCGGGTTCGACGTGCAGGGCTACGAGCACGCCACGGCACTGCTCAAGGCACGCCCACAAGGCACCTGGAAGGTCCTCGAGTACGGCGCCAAGTCGCACCCGATCGTCGCCGGCGGACGCAAGAGCGTGGCGCACAAGGCGGCGGCACTGAATAAGGTCTTCGGGCTACAGATCGGCGCCAGAGAGCTGACCTCGATGCGTTCGGACCTTCTGCGCTTCAAGGTGCTCCGGTTTGGCCCCGGCGGCCCGGTCCGGCCTTACGCCAACCACCGGCGCACGCCGGGCAAGTTCACCTGGACAAAGGGCGCAAAGCGGAGCGAAGCGGCTGCCATCAAAGTGTTTGAGGGTGCCCATCAGCGGGCGCTGCTCAAAACCTTTGGCCCATGAGGGCACTGGTAGTCGCCCCAGGCCCGGCGTTCTCTGTCGCCGATGTCTACCGGGGCTGGGCCGAGGGCCTTGCCGCACTCGGCGTCGAAACCCGACTGTTTGAGCTCGACAAGCTGCTCAACTGGTACGGCTCCGCTCACGTCGATCGCGGCGAAGGGTGGGTGCAGCCTTACGACCCAGAGCAAGCGGTCCATCTTGCTGCTGGCCACATTAAGGGCGAGTGCTACACGTGGTGGCCCGATCTTGTGATTGTCGTCTCGGGCTTCTTCATGTACGAGACGTTGGTCGCCATGATGCGGGACCGGGGCCACAAGGTGGTGCTGGTCGCCACCGAGGAGCCCTACGAGACGTCCAAGACGCTCGACAAGGCATCGTGGGGCTGGGACGCCATCGTGCTGAACGACCCGACGAACATCGACCTGTATCGCGACGTGGTCGACGGCCCAGTGCTCTACGGCCCGCATTGCTACCGGCCCGAGGTTCACTGCCCCGGACCGGCGTCGACGCCATCCGACGTCGCTTTCGTCGGCACCGGCTACCCGTCACGCCAGGCGTTCTTGCAGCGAGTTGACTGGACCGGTCTCGACCTTGCCCTTGCCGGCAACTGGGAGCACGCGCCCGACGCGCTGGTCCGCCACGTCGTTCACCCGGTAGACGAGTGCATCGACAACGCCGACGCGGTGAAGCTTTATCGGGGCGCCGCTGCGAGCTTCAACCTGTACCGCCTTGAGGACGACGGCGGGCTGCACTCCGGCAGCGACGGATGGGCGGTCGGCCCCAGAGAAGTCGAGCTCGCCGCGACGGGCACTTGGTTCGCCCGGCAGTCCCGGCCCGAGTCCGACGAGCTGTTCCCGATGCTGCCGACATTCGACAGCCCCGAGGAACTCGGTGACCTGTTGCGGTGGGCGAAAGCTCATCCCGACGAGCGGCGCACCGCCGCCCAACAAGCTCGAGCGGCGGTCGCCGACCGCACGTTCCCCAAGAACGCAGAGCGTCTGCTGTCGGCGCTCGGCGTGTGACACCCCACACCAACGTCCCCACAGGAGGACATTCAGATGGCAACCCCGATTACCGGGCGCAACGGCGCCCTCTACGTCGACACCTCGTTGGCCGGCACCGGTTCGGCGTCCAAGATCGCCAACCTCAACCAGTGGTCGCTGCAGCAGACTCGCGACAAGACTGAGGTCACGAGCTTCGGCGCATCGTCCAAGACCTACGTCTTCGGCCTCGCCGACGCGTCCGGCAGCTTCCAGGGCTTCCACGACACCGACGGGACGCTGCAGAAGGTGGCGGACGGCAACCCTCGTTCGATGTACCTCTACCCGTCGACCGCCGACACGACGAAGTACTGGTTCGGTTCGGCGTCGTTCGACATCACTGTGTCGGCCTCGGTCGGCGGTGCCGTCGACGTGAGCGGCAACTTCGCCGCCGCCACCCCGATTCAGTACGTCGGCTGACGTGGCTGACGAGTGGGCTGTCACGACCCCGAAGGGGCAGGTCCGCATCGCGGACCTGTCCCTCGAGCGTCTTGAGCAGCTGGAGGGCGACACCGGCGAGACGTGGATTCAGATCACGCTCGCCCCACTGCAGTCGGCGAAGGTGGCGCGATACGTCTACGCCATGTGCTGCGAAATTACCGGCGCCGAGCCGGTCGAGCTGAAGGCTCGCGACCTCGCAAGCGTGTTCAGCCTTGTCGCCGAAGACCTACCGGAGGTCTTTGAGGGCGGCATCCCAAAAGAGGGTTCGGAGGACGTGACTCCGACGCCTGGATCGTCTGGTGCGCCAGACGATTCAACTGGCCCCCAGACGTGACCCTTCGCCAGTCGCCGCGCTCGTTGCGGCTTCTGAGCCTGTCAGAGGAATAACGACGTGGCGTTCGAGACCCTCAAAATCCTCATTGACGCAGATGCGAAGGGTGCATTGCGTGAGATGGACAAGCTCGCCGCGTCGTCCGAAAGGGCGGCGGCGAAGGCTGAGTCCAAGTGGGGCAAGTTCTCGTCCAACCTGACGTCCTACGGGACGAAGGCCGCCATCGGCGGGGCCATCGTCGTCGCCGGGCTTTACAAGCTCGCCGAGGCGTCCGACGTCGCCGAGAAGGCAGACCTCAAGCTCACTAACTCAATCAAGAACTCGGATCAGGTCTTCGCTCAGAACGGCAAAGCGTTGCGCGACCTGGCCAAGAGCCTGTCCGAGAAAACTGCGAGCGACAAAAACGCGATCAAGTCCGGCGAGGCTGTGCTGGTCTCGTTCAAGCTCACATCGTCGCAGGTCGCTCAGTTGACCCCGTTGGTCAACGATCTAAGCCGGAAGTACGGGATCGATTTAGTCGCAGCGGCCAAAGCGGTGGGCAAGGCAGTTGACGGCAACGGCGGGGCGCTCAAGCGCTTCGGCGTGTCGCTGGACACCAGCAAGCTCAAAGCCGACGGTTTCGGCACGACCGTCGAGGGGCTCCGCAAGAGCGTCGGCGGGTTTGCCGTTGAGGAAGGCCGCACTTTCAGCGGTCAGCTCGCCATTCTTGGCAACAATTTTCGCCAGCTCGAGGAGTCGGTCGGCAAGGGTGCGGCGGGCGTGTTCAGCGATCTTGCCGGCGGCCTGAGCGGCGCGATCAACGGGCTCAACAACGTCAACCCGGCGCTGGGCGAAAGCGTCGGACGCATCGGCGCCGTCGGTGCTGTCGGCGTTACTGCGGTTGGCGGTCTGGCTGCCCTGGTCGGCCAGTTCTCCAAACTCAAGTCGGCCGCCTTGAACGCCGAGGGCGGCCTGACCAACTTCGGAAAAGCCGCGGCCGGTCTCGGCGTGATCGGGCTCGCAGTTGGCATCTTTGAGGTCGTTCAGGCGATCGACGACGCAAAGGTCAAAAGCGAAGACTTCCAGATCGCCATCAAGCGAGTCGCCGAAGCAAAAGGACCCGAACAGGTCACGCAATCGTTCAAGCAGCTCTACGACGTAACGGACACCGGGCCCGACAAGTTCGGCCGCTTCATCGACTCGCTTGACGTCTTCAACGAATTTCACATCTCCGACGACAAGACGGTCTCGATCGACGGGCTGAACTTTTCCGTCGACCGAGTCGGCAAGACGATCGACAAGGCTGCGCAGAGCGGCAACATGACGGCGCTGGCGACGTCGATTCAGTTGCTCAAAGAGAAAGCAAAGGGTTCGCCGGAAGCGATCGACGCGCTCAATGCGAAGATCAACGACGGCGAAAAGATCCTCAAGAACTACACCGGCCTGTCGGCGCAGGCCACGATCGCCCAACGCAAGCAGGAGCAGGCGGTCAAAGACTCTGTCGACGCCTACGACAAACAGAACGTCACAATTCAGGGCGCCAAGACTGGGCTGGACCAGTACGCGAAGGGCTTGAAGTTCCTAGTCGACCAGCAGAATGAAGCCGAGACGGCGGCGAAAGCGTTCGGCGAAGCGATCGCACGCTCCAACCCGCAATCCGACCTGGCCGAGGCCGCAGTGGCGACGAGCGGGGCGCTACGCACGCTGGGCGGCGACCTCGCCGACCTGCCAAAGAACTTCACAGACATCTTCGACCCGACCAAGATCACCGACAAGTCCGGCGAGGCCATCAAAAAGCTTGACGAGTTCGGCAAGGACGCCAGAAACCAGATTCAGGCGGCCATCGCATCGGGGGCATCCGACGCAGACGTCACCAAACTCGCCGACAGTCTGCGCGCCAGTTTCGTCGCAGCGCTGCAGGCCGCCGGCGTGCCGCCGGATCAGATCCCGCAGTACGTCGGACTGGCCAACCTTGACCCGATCAAGATCAAGGCCGCCATCGACTTCGGCGACCAGCAATCGCAGCTTCAGATTCTCCAGCAGGAGATTGATTTCTACGGGGAGAAGCTGCGCAACGATCCGAACGTCCTGGTGGCCTTCCAGGCATTTCTTCAAAACCCTTCACCCGAATCGCTCAAGGCGGTACACGACGCCATCCAGCACTGGAGCGACGACCCGAAGAACCACCCGAAGCTCAAGATCGACGTCGAGCCCGGCACTGTCTGGCCGGGATTCTTCCCCACGCCGACCGGAGTGACGCCGGGTGTTCAGGGCGGCAAAGCATCGACGCCCAAGTCGCCAAAGCCCGCACCGACACCCGCACCCGCAGCGCCGGCACCCTCGCTGTTCGGCAGTGCTGGCGGCGCCCCGTCGCCGGTCTACGGCGGCACCGGCGGCTTGCCCGCTCCGCCAAAAAAGAAGCGGGCGCTCGGTGGACCGATGACCGCCGGTGACCGCTCCTACGTCAACGAGCGCGGCGCCGAAATGTGGGTGCCGTCGACCTCGGGTTTCGTGATGACGGCCAACGATTCAAAGCGCCTCGTGGCCGGCGTTGAGCAGATGGTCGCCAACGGCGGCGGCCACACGTTCAACATCACCAGCACCGACCCGGTGCTCACCGCCACCGAGGTCGTCCGCAAGCAGCGCGACGCTGCGTTCCTGATCGGAAGCTGAGATGCCGAAGCTCGACTGGAACAGTGCGGCCGGCAACTTGACCATCGGCGGCGTGGCAATGAACTGCGCCGGCTGGAAGGTGCTGAACCTTCACGTGCTGTGGCAGCCCGCCAACGTGCGCGGCAGCGACCGCATCGTGCCAGGCGCGACAGGCGTCATCCCGTTCCGGCGCCGGGCCACGGTCACCACCCACAGCCTGCAGATGCTGGTCTCCGGCACCCACGACCGGACCGGCTCGGCGAACGCCAACAAGTTCGTCGGCCTGCAGGCCAACGTGGACTACCTCATCGCCAACGTCGTCGCACCGACCGGGACCGGCGACGGCACCCGCAGCGCCGTGCTCACCATGCCCGACGCCTCGGTGCGCACCGAGCCGGTTCACGTGCTCGGCATGGACTTCGGCGACGCCTCCCTCGACGGCTCGTGGCTCAAGGCCGTCATCGAGCTCTCGGTCCCGACCGGAAGGATCATCTGACATGGCGAACGCCATCCCCACCACTGCGCGCAAGGCGTTCATCGACGGCAGCGTCAACCTGAGCACCGACACCATCAAAGCCGTGCTCACCAAAAGCACGTACACGTACAGCTCGAGCCACGCCAACCTGTCCGACGTCGGCTCGACGTACCGAGCGGCGACAGTCACGCTGGCGTCCAAGACGACAACCGGCGGCGTGTTCGATTCCGCCGACCCGACGTTCTCCGCCGTCGCCAGCGGCTCAACGGTCACCGGCATTTGGCTCTACAAGGACACCGGCACCGAGTCCACCTCGACGCTGCTCGCCTGGTACGACACCAGCGCCAGCTCGTCGGCGATTTCGGTCGTGACCTCGGGCGCCGACATCACTGTGACCGTCTCGGCGTCGGGCTGGTTCTCGGTCTGACATGCCGACGATCTCGCTGCCAGTCATTTTCCAGCCGGTGACGCCGCAGGCGCCGACGGTCGCTGGCACGTCGGCGACGATCGCGCCGTTGCCAATCCTGCGTCGCACGACGGTGCGTCGCGGCCCGAGGGTGCGCTGAGGTGGCTGCGACAGTCACCGCCGAGCTCTGGAACTCGCAGAACTCGACACGACTGGCGACGCTGCCGAACGCGACCGGGCACCGTTGGCAGGAAGTGCTCGACGACTGCGGCTCGTGGTCCCTTGAGCTGCCGGTCGGCGACAGCGCCCTCGCTTCGGCGATTTACGGCACGGTGGTGCGCTTTCTGGTCGACGACGACCCAGCCTTCGCCGGCCTCGTTGAGCAGCGCGAGCTGCGCATCGTCGCTCAGGGCGAAGAAGTCGACGAGGTCGTGGTGCTGTCCGGTCGTGGCCTGCTGGCCCTGTGGGAACAGGCGGTGGTCTACCCGAAGGGCGGCGTCGACAAGCGCCCCTCGTCCGACGTGCGGCCGTTCAACTGGTGCTTCCCCGAGAACCCGTTCTTCCTGCAGTGGCCGTTCGTCTACATCCGCCACTCCAAGATCGCCACGCGCATCAACTTCGACCCGCCGCTGTACGAGCCCTGGTTCCCGCCGAAGGGCTGGCCGGCGCCCGACACGTCGGCGTGGATGTGGACGAAGAACTACGGCAACCGGACGCCGTCGGGCAAGTGCTACTTCATCTACGTCTACAACGCCCCGAGCGACATGGACCTCGTGATCTACCTCGCGGCCGACAACCGGGCGACGCTGTTCGTCGACGGCATCGTCTGCATGGAGACCGAGCAGTACCCGGCGTTCAACTTTGAGGAGTGCTACCGGACGGTGGTGCCGATCACCGCCGGGCGTCATGCCATCGGCGTCGAAGCCGAGGTGTACTCGCAGACGTCCAACGGGCTTTACCGGGGCATGGTGGCGGTTTCAGGGCACAGGCTGCCGACCGACGGCTCGGCACTGTCGACTGCCACCAGCGTGTTCAAGTCCGACAGCACCTGGCAGGCCCTGGACTACCCGACGACGATCCCCGGCTACACCGCCGGCGGCGTTGTCTATGAGCTGCTGCTCGAGGCGCTCGCTCGAGGCGCCCTGACCGGCTGGACGTTGTCGTTCGACAACATCACCGACTCAGCCGGCGAGCCCTGGCCATGGATGCTCGAGGAAGTCTTCCAAATGGGTCAGGACTACCTATCGGTGCTGCGCCAGCTCGGTGAGGCGTACATGGACGTTACCGTCGACCCGGTCGGGCTGAAGCTCAACGCCTACATCCGCAACGGCTCGGGCACCTCGGCCGCCACCTATGTCGCCGGGTCCAACCTGACCGAGCTGACCCACACCGAGAAGGGCTGAACGCATGGCGGTGCTCAACTCGGTGCTCGTCCGCTGGGCGAAGGGCTACACCTCGTCGACCGACGCCTCGTCGACGTCGTCGTACGGGCGGCGCGAGACGTTCCTGTCGCTCACGTCGGTCGAGGACGTCAACTCGGCGACGACGGCCGGGGCCAACACGTTGTCGCTCTACTCCCAGCCGCAGAAGTCGGTTGTGTTGGGCATTGAGCCGCTGTCGGACACCGACACGCCGTACAAGGGCGTGTGGGTGCGCGACGCAGTGGTGGCGCCAGGCGCCGACGGCACCCCGACGACGTATCGGGTGGTGGGCGTCACCGCCACCACCGACGCCGAAGGCTTCGCCAAATTCGTCCCCGAGCTCGACACGAAAGCCGACGCCGTCGCCGATCGCACGAAGCTGTGGCTGAAGCGAGTCGGCGACGGCACCCTTGCCGGACGGTCTAAGCGGGCGCAGATTTCTCGGCCGCTTGACGCCCAGGTGCTCTCGGGCAAGGTCGAGGTCGTCACGCCGTCAAACTTCTCGCAGGCGACGCTGGACACGACGACGTCGCCCCGCTGGCAGCCCGAAAAGACGATGCGGCTGACGCAGGTCGACGCCACCCTTGACACGCCCGGCTCAACGTCCACGGTCGTCGTCGTCAAGAAGAACGGCTCAACGGTGGCCACGCTCACCCTCGCCGCCGGGCAGTACCACGAGACGTCGCTGCTGTTCTCGACGGTCTATTCGCCGACCGACTACATGACGGTGACGACGACGTCGGTGGGTACCGGCGCCGCCAACCTGAACGTGCAGATGGTCGGCGGACCGGCGTACTGATGACCGCTCCGGCTTTCGTGGGCGCCGGTCCGGTCGCCTATGACGCGACGACGGCGTGGCCGACTTCGCTCGCCGTATCGAGCTCCACACCCGTCGGCGTGCAAAACGGCGACCGGGTGGTGTGCTTCGTCACGACGTTCGCCGACGACACCATGACGGTCTCGCTGTACGCGCCGACCAACTGGACGGTCGTTGATTACGCGCAGCTCAACCAGCCGGGCCAGCACATCGGCCTGTGGGTGTTCACCGCCCGCTGGGGCCCCGACACGAAGGACTCGCTCGTGGCGCCGACATCGGCGACCACCACCGGACGTTCCTGGCGGCTGCAGTGCGCAGCATGGCGACCGTCGAAGCCGGTGAACCTGAGCGTCAGCCCGCCAGCTCACGCCATCACCAGCAATCTCAACAACTTTACGTTCAGCGCTGGTCCGATCCAGAACGGCTTCGGCACCTATGGCGGCGGTGGCACCGTGGTGATGGCGCAAGTGACGCGCAACGGGTCGTTCACCGGCGCCTTGCCGAGCTTCTTTTCGTCGCTGCCATACACCCTGCAGGTTGATCAGGCCGCCGTTGCGTCACGAGGCGGTGCGTTTCGTGTCGTCGACGGCGTGACTGCCGCCAACTACACGTCGAGCTCGGGCGTTTACGACCGCAGTTTCACCGGCCAGACGCTGTCAATGGCCGCCCTGTTCGTCATTGAGGCGGCCGAGTTTGACCCACCAGTCGTCACCGGCTGGTCGGTCGACCGCATCAGATACTGAGCCCAGGAGGGCACAATGTCCTGGAAGTCATTGCCCAACGGCACCGAGGTCGACCTGGCCGGACCCGTCGGCGACACGCTTGAGGTCACGCTGTCGTCCACGTCGACCGACTACGCGTGGAACGGCTGGACGTGGAGTGGGCAGGTGCGCGAGACGCCCGACGCCGCCGCCACCGTCGGCACGTTCAGCTTCTCCGACTCGTCGACGTCGACGGCGCTGGCGCTCACAGCCACCGTCGGCGCTGCCACGACCGCCACGTGGAACGCCGGCGACACGCTGGTCTACGGCATCCAGGGCACGAAGGGCGGCAGGGTCGTCACGTTTGTCACCGGCCGGGTGGTCCCGGTCGCTGCGGTCGTCCGATGAGCGCAGAAGTGCGCGTCACCGGTCGCCCTGCGGCGGTCGAGGTGGCGTCCAAGCCTGCCTTGCGCCTTGACGTGCACACCGTCTCGGGCGGCGCTGGCGGTGGCGGCTACAGCCCGCCGCTATGGGCCGAAGCCACCCGTTACTGCAACCTGCTCATCACGGTGCCCGCCAACTACAACGTGCTGGGCACGCCGTCGCTCGTCACCGAGGGCTACGTCGCCTACTACCAGCCTGCAGGCGTCGACCCGAACACGTATCCCCAATGGACGTCGGGCAGCGTCTCGGGCTTTTATGCCGGGCACAGCGACGGCACGACCCCGGCAGTGCCGACGTTTCTCGGCACGCCACCCGGCGGCACGTTCTTCTACAACCACATCCAGGTCGACGCCAACGACTCGAACAACCCAGTCGTCACCACCGACGACATCTTGTTCTACGTCCCAAGCGCAGGCGGCGGCCCGAACCGAGTGGTGCAGGCCAAGCTCGGCAACACCGCCGCAGCGACCACCGTCGACGCCGCTGGCTTCACCGGCAACCTCGCCGGCCTTGACCCGACCAACGTCCAGCAAGCGCTCGCAGTGTTTGACGCCTACGCAGGCGGCGGTGGCGGCGGCTCGGGCACCGTCACCGGCGTCACCGGCGTCGCTCCGATCAGCGTCACCGCCTCGAGCACGAGCCCCGAGGTGTCGATCGTCGCGGCGTCCACGTCGGTCGCTGGCAGCATGTCCGCCAGCGACAAGACGAAGCTCAACGGCATCGCCTCCGGCGCAACGGCCAACAGTTCCGACGCCTACCTGTTGGACCGAACGCACCACACCGGCACGCAGTCCGTCACGACCATTACCGGCCTCGCAGCAGTGGCGACCACTGGCGCATATGCCGACCTGACTGGCAAGCCCACGCTGGCAGCAGTCGCCACCACTGGCGCATATGCCGACCTGACTGGCAAGCCGACGCTGGCAGCAGTCGCCACCACTGGCGCATATGCCGACCTGGCTGGCAAGCCCACGCTGGCAGCAGTGGCAACGACGGGTTCGGCGTCCGACCTGACCACCGGCACGCTGCCGTCGGCCCGGCTGGCGCTGACCGCCACCGACATTCCGACGCTGACGCTCGCCAAGATCAGCGACGCCGGCACGCTGGCGGGCAAGTCGACAATCGCTAACGCCGACGTCTCAACCACCGCAGCGATCGCCGCCAGCAAGATCAGCGGCCTCGCAGCGGTGGCGACGACGGGTGCGTATGCGGACCTGTCTGGCAAGCCGACGCTGGCAGCAGTGGCGACCACCGGCGCGTACTCCGACCTAACTGGCCGTCCATCACTCGCAGCGGTTGCCACCAGCGGCTCCGCTTCGGACCTCACAACCGGCACCGTCGCCTCGGCTCGGCTGTCCACAAAGGCTGTCGGCGGCCAGGGTGCTGGGTCACAGGTCAACGAACCGTCCACGGCCACGTCGCTGCTGACTTCAACGGTGACGTTGCCCGCTTGCGCCGCCGGTGACGTGCTGATCGTCGACGCCGGCATCAACTTCACGCAGAACTCGGCGGCGTCCCGCAACATCACTTTCGCCGTCAAGATCGGCACCACGACAATCTTGACGACCACACCGTCCGTTTCGGCATCGGCCACCGGTCGTCAAGCGCATCTGCACGCCGTCATCCGAGTGCTGACCACGACGTCGCAGTCGGGCGAAATGACGCTGGTTTTCAACACGACCACCGCCGGGTCCACCGGTGTCGCATCGGCAGCCACCGGCACGGCCACCGAGACGATCAGCTCCGGCACTCTGGCGCTCGACGTGCTCGTGACCGCCACGTCGAACACCACCCAGAACTACACCCTGACCTCGCTGTCCGTGAACAAGGTGGCCGCATGATTCGCGCCCTGTACCCGTCTCCCGGTCCGGTTGACTTTGGTCGCCTGACCACCGAGCTTCGCGCCGTCGACCCGACGGTGCTCGACGCCAACGACGTCGGCGGCCTTGTGGCGGTTTACACGCCGGACGCTCAGGACGAGACAGCCCTCGGCCCCGTCGTCGCTGCCCACACCGGGCCGCAGCCGCCGGCGCTCGACCCGCTGCACCAGCTCGCTCAGGCGATCGTCGACGCCACGACGCTCGACGACGTCAAACCTGTCGCTCAGGCCATCCTGACGGACGCCGACACATGATCGCTTCGGTTCACGTCCTCGAGACCGCCATAGCGGTCGTGGCGATTACCAGCGCCATCCTCGGCGTCATCGCCACCTACGAGAAGGTCACCGGCAAGCTCGGCGGCTGGGTCCAACGTCACGTCGAGGCCGGCACCCACGACATTCGTCACCTGACCGAGTACCACCTCGGGCCGAACTCCGGCAACGAGCAGCTCTTTCGCAAGGTGGAACGACTGCAGGTTGCCATTGACGACCTGCGCAACGAAGTCGAGCGCGAGCTCGAGGAGGACTGAAATGCCCAAGTACCAGGCAGTCAGCGCGTCGGAAGCCAACGCCGTCCACGGCCCACGTCCCGGCGCCGTCGCCCTGCAAGACGTGATCCTCAAGCACTACGGCGGTCAGCTCGGCACCGACGGCATCTACAACCACCGCAAGGTGCGCGGCTCGCTCACGAGCTGGAGCCTGCACGCCGCCGGCCGGGCCATCGACATTCACGTCCCTGTCGACAAGTCGGCACTCGGCGGCGAGCTCATGGTCCGCCTGGTCAAGTCCTGCGACGCACTCGGCGTATGCGAGGTCATCTGGAACCGGACCCGCTGGGACGGCACCTCGGGCCAGACGAAGGACTACCACGGCCCTGATCCGCATACGACGCACGTTCACATCGGCATGACCGTCGACATGGCGTCGCGACCCGACACGCCCGACCTGCACAAGTGGTTTGACCACTTCTTGTTCGGCGTCTGATGAAGCCGCAGAGCCTCGGCGAGTTCGCACGCGAGAACGGTCGCCGCAAGGCGAAATCGTGGTGCGACGACCTGCCCGACGACGTCAAGGCGCAGATCGTTGCCAGCGACGGCATCGCCACGTCGGTCGTCGTCAGGTGGCTGCACTCGCTGTCCTATTTGGACGCTTCTTATGGGAAAATCGACGGCTGGCGGAGGGTTCAGCGTGAACAATCAACCCACGCTGGGTGAGTTCGCCGCCAGTCAGCCACCCACGCCGGCGACACGCCGCACCGGCACACCCACGCCACCCTGGTCGCCGCGCCTCGAGCTCGACGAGGGCGCCGGCGAACTCACCACCGGCGTCGTCGACGGCGACCCGGACTGGGACTCAATCTTCCGGCACTGGAACCTCGACCCGGCCCTGTGGGAAGTCGTGCCCGGCTCGCTGCGCGTCAACGCATGGGAAGGACCGACCGCCGACGGCACCGCCATCTTCCGGCAATACCGGGCCAACGTCGTCCGCCGCCGTCGTCCCGGCGTCGAGGTTGACGAGGCGCTTCGGGCCGTCGCCCGCTGGCGCCCACGCAAACCGGCGCCCGAAGTCGACGACCCGGCCGCCTGGGTCGTCGCCGCAGCGGACTGGCAGGTCGGCGGCCACGGCGGCCACGAGGCGTTCTTGGATCGCTTCCGGTCCACCCTCGACGGCCTGTATGCCGAAGCCATCAAAGCCGTTCGAGGCAACGCCCGGCACCTCGTCGTCGCCCTGCTGGGCGACATGGTCGAAGGCGTGCAGGGCAACTACTCGGCGCAGACCTTTGAGGCCGACCTAACTGTTCGGGATCAGGTGCGCATGGTTCGCCAGTGCGAGACGGCGCTCGTCAAGCTGCTGGCGCCGCTGTTTCATCGCACCACCGTCGTCGCCGTCGCCGGCAACCACGGCCGCAACGCGCCGAAGGTCGTCACCACGCCCGAGGACAGCCTTGACCTGATGGCGGCAGACGGCATGGCCGAGGCACTCACCGAGTCCGGCATGGCCGACCGCCACGCCGTCGAGTTCGTTATCCCGACCGAGACCGCCGTCGCCCTCGTCGAGGCCGCCGGGACGCAGTTGCTGTTGGCGCATGGCGACCAGGTGGCAGGAAGCGCCGACAAGGTGCGCGACTGGTGGCGGCGGACGGCGTTCACCCGCTGGGGCGACGCCGATGTCGCCGAAGTGCTGCTCACCGGGCACCGGCACCACCTGCGCGTTGAGGAGCTCGCCGTCGGCCGGTGGCTGATGGTCGCACCGACCCTCGGCGGCGAGTCCCGCTGGTACGCCGACGGCGGCGGCGGGACGTCAATGCCCGGCACTCTCACGTTCTCGACCCGCCGAGGCGCTTGGTGGGGCCTCGAGGTCGTCCGACCCTGACAGGAGCAACCATGACCAAGTTTCAGAAAGACCTCGCCGAGCGAGTCGTGCGCACGTTCGTCGCTGCGGCGCTCGCCGTCGCCGCCGCCGGAATTGCCGGAGTGCATGACCTTGACGGCCTGCGAGGCATCGTCCTCGCCGCCGGTGCCGCCGGCGTCTCCGCTGTGCTCGGGCTGGTCACAAAGTCGATCGGCGACCCGACGACTGCCTCGGTGCTCGACCAGCCGTAGCTCGCGCTGCCCACTGCCCTCCGGCAGCGCCCTGGAGCCCCGCCTCCCGCCGTCCTTCCCGGCGGTCGAGGCGGGGCTCCTTCGCGTTCTAGTCCTTGTCGCGGCCGACCCGGACGAAGATCGCCGTCAGCATCAACAAGGCCGCAATCGTGGCAAGCACTGCGAACGTGCGGTACTGGCCGCCGAGCTCGGGCGCCGGCTGGCTGGCCGCAGACAGCACTGCGGCAGCGGCGAAGAGTCCGGCGATCACGAAGATCCACTTCGACGGGTCTTGCTTCATGACGCCCCCTTCCTCATGCGCAACATCATGTCACCGCAGGCCGTTGCGCCGGCGGTGCTCGTCGCGCGCCAGCTTGGCGATGCGATCCAGCACATCCCGATAGAGCTGCGCGTCGCCGTCGCGCTCGTGCTGGCGAGCGGCTCGAGTCAAGCGACGCACCTCGTCCAAGTAGTTGTCTGTCATTACGGCCCTTCCCTTCCGTATGTGTGTCAGAGCGGCGCCAGATAGCGCGACGTGGTCGAGACGTCCCGGTGGCGCATCCGGCTGGAGACTGTGCGAACGTCGACGCCCTCGCGCAGCAGCATCGTGGCGTAGGTGTGGCGCAGTGCGTGGGTGGTGTCCTCGACGCCGATGCTGCGCATGAGCGGGCCCATCTTTTTCGTGAGCGTGTTCGCACTCATCAGCACCAGCCGACCGTGCTGGTGCCTCGTCGCCTCGAGCTCGGCGAGCAAGTGCGGGCAGGTCACCGGCACGACGTCGGTATTGCCGCCCTTGCCGCGAATCACCAGCAGCAGCGGGTCGCCGTCGCGCATGACGTCGCGTTGACGCACCGAAACGATCTCCGAGGCTCGCAGCCCGGCGCCGAGACCGAGGGCGACCGCCATGCGCATGCGGTCGTCGTGCTGCACCGCCGCCCGCAGCAGGCGCACTTCCTCGACGCTGAGCGAGCGTGGGACACCGCGTGGTTCCTTCGGTCGGCGGATCGTGGCGACCGGGTTGCCCTGGCGCAGCCCGAGGTCGCAGCAGAAGTCGACGAACGACCGAACGGCGACGTGATGCGCCCGGCGACTCGTTGACGCCAACGTGGCGGTCGACTCCCACCAGCGGAACACCGCCAGCGGCTCGATGTCGGCGGGCCGGACATCACCGACCTGTTCGACGAAGCGGCGCATGATGCTGGTGCGCTGCTTGCGGCTCGCCGACGCATAGGTGCGGCTTGCGATCCAGTAAGGGACCAGTTCCGAAACGGTCAGGTCGTGCATGTGTTGTCCTTCCTCTGTGGCGCTCCGGCGTTAGCCAGAAAACTCGCCACATTTGCGGGGGGGGGGGGGGGAAACAATGGGGATTTCACCCGATTGAGCGCCGACGGTCCCTGCCGGTAAAACGCTCGCCCTATGCGCACCGCAAAACTTTTTCCGCGAGGGTCCACCACTTTGGTCCGGGCCCTGTCTACGGTGCGCGCCGTGACCACCGGACGTATCGGTGACGATTACCGCCGGGTAATCGCCACCTCCCACACGAGGGCGACAGCAGTTCACAGCGCGGACCGTACGACACGACCGAACTCCCATGCGCTGAAAAGCGCGCACGCGTGCCGGAGGTCACAAGTGACCTGAGCGGCGGCGGCGGCGTTGGCTCGCTCCCTTCTCCCGGTCGACGGGCAATGGCTGCGGCCATCGCCGGACCAGCGGGTCGGCGCCACCACCACCTCCCAGGTCTCGGGCCGGAGGGCAGCAAAACAGCAAGCACCGGGCCGGGGGATCACGGCAATGAGGTCCCGGCCCGGTGCTCCAACTGGAAGGAAAGACAGTGGCACAGATTGAAGAACCGCGTCGGGACAACGCCCGACGAGCCGAACTGATCGTCGACATCGTGCTCAACATGTCGGCGCTCGGCGACAGCCGTCACATGCTCGCTGCGTTCGTTGAGGCGGAGCTCGACGACCCGCACACCGGCGTCGAGCTCGACCTGCTTGAAGGGCGGGCGTGATGTGGGCCGCCGCAGCGATCTTCGTATTCGGCGGGCTGGTGCTCGCCTGGGAGGCGTTCTGCCGCATCGACGCCCGACGTCAGCAGCGCCGGGTGGCAACGGTGCAGCGCATGGTCGCCGCAGCCGAGCGCGACGGGCTGGTGGCACGATGAGCGCGCTCCTGCTCACCGCCTGCGGGTTCGTCGTCGGCGTCGTCGTCGGGGGTGCGTTCGGCACCTACGCCAACGAGCTGCGCCGCGACGACCGGCACCGCAGCGACGTCGCCCGCAACTGGCGCGAGGGTCGCCAGTTCGGGTTCAAAGAGGGCTACCGGCGCGGCTGGACGGCCGGGCGCGCCGAGATGGTGGGCGAGGAGACGGCGCGCCGTCTGCACCCGACTCAGCACCCGTTCGCTCAGGCGCTCAACGTCGTTGACCTCGAGCAGCGGCGCATCGACCGGGAGCGGGGCAACTGATGGGCCGCGCACCCGCCAAGAAGGGCAAGGCCGACAACCGGTACCAGCCGTCCGGCGATACGCGCCGCTTCCAGTCGCTCGGCGGCGGGCGCTGGTTGCGCCTGTTCTCACCCGACGGCAAGTCGACCGTCGCGAGCCGCATCGAAGCGCCGGCGGTCATCGCCGAGTTCGACGCCGACGACCGCACGCCGGGCTGGATCGTCCGGCAGATGCAAGACGATCCGCAGCGCTGGGCCGACGTGCTCGAGGCCGTCGCTGCGCTCGGTGGCAAGGGGGACAAATGACCACGCGCCGACCGCCCATTGAGGCGGATAAGGAGCTCGGCCTGCGCAACGCCGGGTGGACAGTGTCGCTGACCGACAGGCTCCTGCATTTGGCCGAGGTCAACGAGTTCGTCGAGACGGCGGCGAACGAGGTCGAAGGCATCCGTCTGCGGCTGTTCGACTTGGCAAACGCCGTTGCCAAAGCGGCCCTGCATGAGCTCGTCGATCTGAGCGACGAGATGATGGTGCTGTTCCGCAAGCTCACAAACCTTGAGGAGCAGATCGTCGAGCTCACCGGCCATCGGCCGGCGCAGGGCATTGAGTTTGACGACGAGGTCGACCAATGAGGCGCGCCATCGTCGCCGCCTTCCTGATCGCAGCTCCGGCCGGTCTCGCCACTGCACCGGCCGGAGCTGCGGGTGCCTGGTCGGGACCCTGCCACGCTGCGGTCGACGCTTATTGGCCGGCGTCGTCGCAGGCGTGGGCGCACCGGATCGTTCAGCGTGAGTCGCGCGGCATTCCGACGGCCGCCAACCGCCGATCCTCCGCGCGTGGCTGCTGGCAGATGCTGGTCCGGCTCCACGGTCGCCGCTTCACCGCCGTCGGGTGCAGCCCGGCCATGTGGAGCGACGCCCGCTGCAACACGTTGGCGGCGCTGAACCTGTACCAGCAGGCGGGACGGTCACCGTGGCGCCTCTGATCGAATGGGCCCGGCGGTGGCTCGGCGTCACGCACCTCGAGGCGCAGGTCCGGCTGCTCACGCTCGAGGTCCGGCGGCTGGAGCGTGAGCTCGACGCCGAGCGCCAGCGGCGCGACGAGGCGGTCGCCAGCCTCGGCGCCGCCACGTTCGCCGAGCGCCCAGCCGACGCCGTCGCTCGCATCGTCGACGTTCTCCGGCGGTGGCGGTGATGGGTGCCTGGCAGATGACGATGACCTGCCCGAACTGCGGCGGCGAGCTCAAGTTGCAGGCCAACGGTCGCCCCAGCGAGGGCGGTCGGCGGCTGGTCAACGTCATGCGGTGCAGCGTCAACGGCTGCTCGCGCCAGTGGGTTCACACGCAGACGCTGCGGTCAATGACCGGCGCCGAGCTGAACGGTGTTGCGTGACCTGGCACCAGCGTGCCGCCTGTCGCGGCCTTGATCCCGACATGTTCTTCCCGGCGCGTGGCGACTTTGACGCCGTCGCCGCGGCGCTGGCCGTCTGCGCCCGCTGCACAGTCACCGAGCAGTGCCTTGAGGAGCACCTCGAGGACAAGGACGGCATCTACGGCGGCACGACGGCGCGCCAGCGTCGCCTCATCCGCTCCGAGCGCCCGGTCAACCGACGGTGCCTGCACTGCGACGGCTGGTTCAAGGCGTACTCAACGCAGGCGTTCTGCTCGGAGACATGCAAGGCCGAGCGCCACCGCCAGCAGAAGATGGCGAGCTACCGACGGGCGGCGCTGTGACCGGCGCAGCGTCTCGTCGTCGTGGCGCCAACGCCGAGCGCATGGTGGCCGAGTACCTGCGGGCGCATGGCTGGCCCGACGCCCGGCGCTATCTGGCCGGTGACGGTCGCCAGCGCACGCTCGGTGACATCGACGCCGTGCCCGGCGTGGCGATCGAGGTCAAGGATCGCGCCCAGAGCGCCTGGACCGGTTGGCTCGAGGAGCTTGAGCGCGACAACCCACGCGTGACCGTCGTCGTGCGCCGGGTGCGTGGCACGACCGACGTCGGTCGCTGGCCGGCGGTCGTCGGCTCCGAGCGCCAGTGGCTCAACGAGCTCGATGGCGTGCCGGCGCTGGTGACGATTCCCAGCGTCAACTGCCACGCAGAGCACTGGATCACCAAGTACGGCCGCATCAAGTGGGTCGACGCCACCGGGCACGCCCGCATCGTCACGAACTTCGCCGACGTGGCGCGAGCGATGAGGCCGGACGCGTGAGCTACTTCGAGCGCGAGGTCGACGATCGGCCGGCGACGCCCAGCGAGCTGCTGAACCTCATGGAGCTGCGGCCGTCGTGGTACCGGCGTGCGGCGTGTGTCGACGAGCGGGCGCTGATTCTCGCCATGACCCTCGGGTACGAGGACACCAACGACCTCATGGTGCCGCTGGGTCGCAAAGGCAAGTCGACGATCGCCGAAGTCGTCGCAGCGAAGTCGATTTGCGCCCGCTGCGAAGTCGTCGAGGCGTGCCTCGACCATGCCCTGATGCGCCACGAGTCGGGCATCTGGGGCGGGACGACAGACCGGGAACGGAAACGAATGAGAAGGGAAGGAAAGGCATGACTGAACTGCACATTGTGGGCGAACGCCCAGAACCGAGGCGCGACCGCTGGGGCCGCTACCTCGTCACGCCACCCGACGGCGGCAAGCCGGTGGCGATGACCAGGGCGACCACCGTCGCCGGCGCCGTCGACGACACCGCTGGGCTGCAGAAGTGGATGAAGCGTCAGACGGCGCTCGGCATGGCGATGCGGCCGGACCTCGTCGCCGCGGTCGCCACCTGCGACCCCGACGACAAGCAGGCGCTCGGCCGTCTCGCCGAGCAGGCGATGGACGCCGCAGGGTCCACCGCCGCGGCGACGATCGGCACTGCGCTGCACCGGGCGACCGAGCTCGCTGACCTCGGCCTCGATGTGCCGGAGATGTTTGCCGAGCGGGTTGCCGAGTACCGGGCGACGCTTGAGGCGCACGGCGTCGTTATTGATCGGGATCTCGTTGAGTGCGTGCTGGTGCTGTGGGAGCACGCCATCGCCGGGACGGCCGACCGGATCCCGACGATCGGCGACGAGCGATACGTGTTTGACCTCAAGACCGGCGAGTCGATTCACCCGCATGGCTTCGCCATCCAGCTCGCCATTTACGCCTCGGCGCAGAACGTCTACGACCCGCAGACCGAGATGCTGCACCCGATGCCCGAGGTCAATCAAGACCGGGCGATCATCTGCCACCTGCCCGCAAAGGGCGGCCCCTGCACGCTGCACTGGATCGACATCGCCGCCGGGCGCGAGGCGCTGCGCCACGCCCTGTGGGTGCGGGAGTGGCGCAGGCGCAAGGACCTGCTCAAAGCGTTCCCGGTTCCCGCTGTCACGAACGAAGAACGCCCGAGCGCCGACGTGCTTGCCGAAGCGTTCCCTGGCACCACCGTCGACGTCGAGGAGACCGAAGCACTGCTGGCACGCCGCCGGGCGACGGTGCTCGCTGCGTTGCCCGAGGTCGTCCCGGCGTTCTGGAAGGCGAACCTGCCCGGCGTCCGTGGCCCGAAGGCCGCTGACGAGTGGAGCGCCGACGACCTCGACCGCATTGAGAAGGTCTACGAGCTGCCATTCGACCCGCCGCCGCTGCCGGTGACCGAGCAGCCCGAGCCCATCGCCGACGTCGTCGAGCTGCGCCGCCGGCCGTCCGACGAGCTCGGCCCGGCCGTCGACGCCGAGAGCCTGCGCGAACTGCGTGAACGTGCCCGGCGCCAGTCGTCTGGCGTCAAGGCGTGGATCAGCCTGTGGAACGAGGAAGCCGTCGACGAGGGCCACGCCTGGAAGATGGGCCGCGGCCAGCACGTCAGCGAGTGGTCCTATGAGTGCAGCCGGGCCGGGCTGTACCTCGCGCGCATCGTTGAGAAGGCCGAGTCGCCCGAGACCGGCTTGGACCTGGTGCGGCGGCTGCTGGCGACGATCGTCGGCGAACTTGCCGTCGCCGATGGCGTCACTATCGGCGGTCTCGTCGCGGCGCTGTCCACCGAGGAGGCACGCCGATTGGCGGACTTGGCGACCGAGATGAACGCGAAGCAGATCAAGGCGGCGTCGTGACCCCCGAACAGCGGGCCACGCTGCCCGACGACCTGCTCTCGGCTCGCCACGCCATTGACTGCGGCGCCTACTGGAACACCGGCCTAATCGACCTTGCCGCCGAGCGCATCTGCGAGCTCGAGGAGGAGCTGCTCGCCGAGCGCAAGGCAGCGTCGACACTGCGTGGCGGCATCGTGCGCCACCGCGGTCGTCGGGACTTCATGGGCGGCAAGGAGCAGTGCGACCACGACCTGTGGAGTTTGGTCGACGACGTGCCCTGGCATCGCAGCATCAAGGGCGACGGATGACGCCCTCGCCCTACTGGACGGCCTACGCCGACGCCTTGCCGGATCAGGGAACGGTGACGGTGCCCAACGGCGACATCAAGCGCCTTGTCGAGCAGCTCAACGCGCTTGGCGCCGAGAACGAGCGGCTGCGCCAGCAAGTCAGCGCCGCACAGACCGAAGCCCGGCGCCTCGAGCGGCAGCTCTGGCGCTCGGACCTCTAGCCCGCCCGGCGATTGCCGGAACGGAAACCAACAACAGCCACCACACGGAGGGCAACAACATGAGCCAGTTCAACGACGACGACCTGTTCGAGGACATCGGGCAAGTCAGCGGCACGTTCGTCAAGTGGTCCGAGGTCGGCGACGCCGTCACCGGCACGATCGTCCGCTACGACAGCGAGGGCGGCACCGACTTCAACGGTGAGGTCTGCCCGCAGCTCGTCCTTGCCACCGACGACGGGAACGTCATCATCAACGGCGCTCAGGCCAACCTGCGCCGCAAGATGCTCGACGGCCAGTCGAAGCTCAAGGCCGGCCACCTGTGCCGGGTGACGTTCAGCGGCACCTACGAATCAGCGAAGGGCTCCGGCAAGGAGTTCCGCATTCAGGTGAGCCCCGAGCCCGTACTCGTCGACGCAGTGCCCGACGAAGACTTCTGAGCGGTTGGCCCGCACGCAGGTGCAACTGCGTGCGGGCCGCTGGCCGCCAACTCCCAACCCACGCGAATGAGATGAAAGGACAAACCAATGACGGAGGGTAATGGCCTTGTGCCGATTGAGCACGGGCAAGTGACCAGGGTCGGATGGGTTCCACCGACCGCAGAAATGACTGCGGACCAATGGCTCGACATTGGCCAGCAGCTCGCAACTGTTGACCGCTCAATGCAGTGGATGATCGGAGACTGGTGGGCCTACGGCGCCGAGCGCAACTACGGCGACGGCGAGGCGCTCGCCAAGACAGTTGGCATCGACTACAAGACGCTGCGGACATATGCCGGAGTCAGTCGGTCATTTGAATTGTCCACGCGCGTGGACAATCTCAGCCACAGGCATCACATGGTGCTGGTGGGTCGAGAAGATCGCAGCAAGTGGTTAGGGGAGGCTGCGTCTAAGGGATTGTCTGTTAGGGACCTCACCGAGGCCGTCAAGGCTTACGACAAGGCCGAGCGCGACCGGCAGCGTGCGGCCCTAGTTGGCGGCACCGCCACGATGGTGCAGGGCGACAGCGTCGAGTGGCTGCGGTCGCTGGACGCAGAGTCGGCGGACCTGCTTTTGACAGACCCGCCTTACGCCACCGACGTCAACGACATCGCAGCGTTCGTATCATGGGTTGACGAGGCCATGCGCTGCGTCAGGCCCGATGGTCGAGCTGTCATCTTCCACGGTCGTTACCCGCAGGAGTTGCGCGCCTACCTTGACGCCGCAGACCGCACCGGATGGACCTACGAGTTCGGCGTCTGGCACTACGGCGACACGCTCGGCCCAAACCCGACAGGGCGGCTCAAGACCAGTCATCAAATGGTGCTGGTACTTCACGGCCCTGAGTCTGGCGACCTTTACACCGACCAGCTCGTTGATAAGCAGAGTTGCTGGGTCAACGCCATGAATCAGGAGCAGGGCGGCCGACACTTCGCCTGGCAGAAACCGCAGGCACTTGCCGAGCGACTTGTTGCCACCATGTCGCCTGTCGGCGGCACCGTGATTGACCCGTTTGCTGGTTCCGGAACGTTTCTCGTTGCCGCCGCTGCGCTTGGCCGACACGCCATTGGCTGCGACATCGACGCCCAGCGCCTGCGTGACGCCTCCAAGCGCGGAATCGAGGTGACTCGATGAATTGGGAACATCAGATGGAGCGAGCCGATAGAACCTTCAATCGGCTTGTCATGCCGGTATTGCCTGAGATGTTCGGCGCTGCACCGATTGAGTGGAAGTCCTCTGAGGGTAAGACCAAACTGCAACAACTAATGGATCAGGAGCGAGGAATCGACGGGTATCTGCGCATCGCCGGTACACCTGTTCCAGTATCAAAACGAGTGCAATGGAGCGGTAAAGATTGGGGAACGCTTACCATCCGATCAAGTTTGCTCAGCGGAAACAAAACGGAGATAGACAAGTTTGACCGTCTGGCTCCAGATCATCTGCACATACATGCTTACGTCGATGAGGATGACTCGAAACTGATCTCCGTTTACGCCGTGCGTTCCGCGTTGCTGCTTGACAACATCAGCGACTTCAGGGAAAACCCAGCTGACGGAAACAAGTTTGCCTATGTCTATTTCAAAGACGTCGCCGGTGTTGGTGCGTTCCAATGGCCCGATCGTCGCCCGCTCACCTTGTTTGATGCGTCGTAACCGTGACCGACGACGACTGGATAGCGCAGTTTGACGCGCTGCCCGTCGGCCCGGCGCCGGAGCTCTCCGACGCCGAAACCGTCGAGCAGATCGCCCAGCGCCTCGTCGCCGAAGGCCGGGCCGAGGTGCGCCGCATCCGCGACGACACCGACCCGGCGACCAACGCCGAGCTCGAGCGCCGCATCCGTCGCGCCATCGCCGAGGCTGGTGGCGACCCTGATCGGTGGACCGAGTGGGACCCCTGGGCGCCGGGCGAAGGACCGGTGGACCCGGACCGGCATCCACTCGCCGACTACCTGATCGAGTGGTCCGAGTTCTGGGACGCTGACCTTGACGAGCAGGAGTGGCTGCTCGAGCCGCTGTTCGCCCAGCGTCGGGCGCACGCCCTGTACGCCGGCGCCAAGTCAGGCAAGAGCTACGTCGTGCTCGCTGCCTGCGCTGCCCTGGCGACTGGGCGACCGTTCCTTGACAAGCCCGCAGGCGAACCGGTCGACGTCCTCTACTGCGATTTCGAGATGACGCTTGAGGACCTGCGAGACCGGCTCACCGAGTTCGGCTACGGGCCCGACGATGACCTGAGTCATCTGCACTACGCCCTGCTGCCGTCGTTGCCGCCGCTTGATACCGAGGCCGGTGGCATCGCCCTGCGTGACGCCGCCGTCGCCGTCGACGCCAAGCTCGTCGTCATCGACACCACCAGTCGTGTCATCGAAGGCGACGAGAACGACGCCGACACCATGCGGGCCTTCTACCGCTACACCGGGCTGCTGCTCAAGCAGGCGCTGATCGCCTGGGTGCGTCTCGACCACAGCGGCAAGGACGCAGCGAAAGGGCAGCGCGGCAGCTCGGCGAAGAACGACGACGTCGACGTGGTGATCCGCCTCGAGCGGACCGAGGCCGGCGTGAAGCTCACCGCCACGCACCGGCGCATGAGCTGGTTCCCTGAGGTGACGTCGGTGACCATCGCCGAGGAGCAGGGCACCGTCACCTTCCTCATGCCGCTCGCGGCCACCGGCGGCGGCTGGCCGGCCGGGACGAAGGACGTGGCCGACAACCTTGAGCGCCTCGGCGCGCCGCTCGACATCTCCCAGCGTGCCGCCGTCGCGCTGCTGCAGGAACATGGCTGCGGAGCTGGTCGCGAGAAGGTCAAGGCGGCACTGAAACACCGCCGCCAACGTGCCGAAGCGGCTGTGGAAAACCTTGACCAAAGCGCGTCCGCGACGCGCGGACGCGCGGTTGAGCCCGAGCGCGTCCGAGAATCTGGGACGCGCGTGGAACGCGGTCGGGACGAACCGGAGAATCCCGCGCCATTACTGGGTTCTGCCGCGTCCGGCGATTTGGGACGCGCTCGGACGCACCTTGACGCTGACCGCGCTCGGACGCGTGCGTCTCACGTAGTGGACGCACCGGCCGGTCCCGGGCGCGCGCAGTCCACAGGAGACGACGACGAGGACATCTTCGGATGAGCCTCGGCGACCTCAACGAAATCGACGTGGCGGTGCTTGAGACCGTCGTCGCGCTGCTCTGCAAAACGGCCGATCGTCTCGTGCTCGCCCACCGAGTGCTCGGCGTCAGCTTCGACGCCGAGCCCATCCGACTGATTGACACCGCCATGAGCCTCGTCGACCTCGCCCACGAGATCGAACAAGCACTACCCAACCAGGAGGACCAATGACCAAGCACAACGTCGTCGACCTCGGACGTCGGCGCGAGCACCGCTACGCCCGGCGCACCGCCGAGGACGCGCTGGTGCGCATCTACCAGACGACACGCCGGGCGCTCGAGGCGAATCTGCTGGGCTCGGCGTTCAGTTCGGCGAACGACGTCGCCGCTGACGGCATGCCGTCGGGTGGCAGCGACGGACCGTCGGGCAGCGGCGACCACGGCGACCCGGTGCTCGGCGCCGTCATGGCGAACGAGCTGGTGCGACGCACGGTGCTCGGCGCGGTCGCCGACCTTGAGCGTGCCGAGTCCCTCGTCGCCGGCGCCCTGCGTGCGCTCGGCAACGTCGCCGCCCAAAGCGTGCCGCCCGCCGAGGCCGACCCACCCGGCGCCGGACACTGCCAGCGTTGCGGCCGATGGGTCTCGGGCTCAGAGGGCGACCGCATCCGCTCGGGCATGTGCGAGGCTGACTACCGGGCGTGGAAACGTGCGGGCAGCCCTGACCGGGTGGCGTGGTGCCGCACGTCAGACGACGACCAGCCGTCGGCGTGAGCGTGTCCCCACCTTGTCCCCAGCAGGTGCTACGCTCTGTGGCAGAGGTCGAGGCGTATGCCCCGGCCACTGTCGCGTCTGGGGGCAGATGATGCCGAAGCGACTGCGCCCTGCCTTGGTCCGCTGGGTCGACGCCTGTGACGCAGCGCCGGAGTGGACGCCGACCGACAAGGTCGCAGCCTCGAGGCCTGTCGCTTGCCAGTCCGTCGGCTTCCTGCTTACCGAGGACGACGAGCGGCTGGTGCTGACCACGTCGGTCAGCGACGACGGCGACGCTGCCAGCGGCATCGTGATCCCGACAAGCTGCGTGACCGAGGTGCTGTACCTCGATGCCTAGCCGTCCCGACGTCGCTGCATTGCGCAAGAGCTGGGGCTACCGCAAGGCTCGGGCCCAACTGCTGTCACGCTCGACGGTCTGTTGGATCTGCGGGCGCGAGGGTGCGGACACTGCGGACCACGTGGTGCCGCTCATCGACGGTGGACATCCCACTTCGCTGCTCAACATGAGGCCGGCGCACAAGCGGTGCAACAGTCGACGCGGCGCCAACCGAGCGACCTCGAGCACGGTGCAGACCTCAAGGTCATGGTGACCTCGTCGCCCACTCGCTGACGGCCCTGCAAAGCCTTGCAGAACGATGCAAGCGTTTCTGGTTCTGGGCGTCCACCATGAC